GGGTATCCAATGAAGTGCCGGAAGAACCTCTAAAGTTGACTGTCCAGTTTGCTGACGCGTTACTTGTGTAATACAAAACTGACTGCGTGGTTATATCGTAAGCAATTGTGCCTGTCGCGGCCGTTGCTGAAATAGTCGCAACTTCTTTGATATTGGTTGTTTTTAATGCTGCAACGCTTGAAGTTCCTGCAAAGGTCTGTAACGCCGTATAAGTTCCAGCAGTTGCCAACAGGCCAACACCAGTTAATGAAGTTCCTGATCCGCTAAATGTGGTGGATGCTAAAACACCGGTTGATGGGTTAAATTGCAGCTTGGTTGACGAGACATCTAGGGTCGTTTCGTTACCAGTTGTCAGGTTTGAAAAAGTTATGTAACGCGTTGCATTGGTTGTCGTGTCATCGGTAATCGTGACCCCGGATGTATCGCTTGACCAGGATGGTACGCCGCTGGCAAGTTTTAATACTTGACCGTCTGTTCCAGCTGCTAAGAATGTTGTTGCGCCCGAACCAGACTGATATGGTAATGAGCCAGTTGCTCCACCAGCTAAATTTGTAGCTGATCCAGCGGTTAAGGTTGATTGCGCTCTGTTTTCCCAGCGTGAGTCTCCGTTATCCCAAACAATTACATCGCCGTCCGATGGGGATATGGCAAACACATTAGACAAATCATTAAGGCGCGGCTCAAATGTTGGCCGTACAAATATGATTCCATTGCTTGCATCTGCGTATACAACCGCAGCTACTTGCACCTTGGCGTTTGGCGCGGTTGGCACATTTTTGGTCAATCCGCCAGTTACCGCAGGGTTGTAATACAAAATATCGCCGTTTACCCAAGTTTCACTAGCAGTTGATCCGCTGGTATTAATGCCTTTTACTTCGCCAAACTCTTGTACATAAATCCAATCGTTTGTTGAGGCATTTTCTTTGGCAACTCCGAGTATGTAATTACCGGTGGCCGCAGTCAGTCCAGTTGCCGGCGCTGCCGTCAGGCCGCCAGATGCGCCCAAAGTGCCAGTAAACATTAAGACCTGGCCTTTAGTAATAGCAGCCGAGGCTTTAATTCGATAATAGTTTTCTTCACCTAACTTAATTTCTACATTGTTGTTACCAATTAACTGCAATGTTTTGGTGTTATCGTCACTATTCCAAGATAGCGATCCAGCGCCACCAACAACACTTGCTGGGGTAATGTCAAAGTTAATTTCATTAACATTTTGCAAGGCGTTTGCGTCAGATAAAGTAATCCCAGAATTTTGAATAACCTTGCCGGTGGTGCTATCAAATCGCGCAATTGCGTTATCGGTGGATGATGCTGGTCCTACTACATCACCACTTGTTGCGGGCGCGGCCCAAGTTGGAACACCACCAGAAACTGTTAATACTTGGCCGGTTGAGCCAATTCCAACAAAAGTTGTTGCGCCTGCGCCACTTTGATAAGGCACGCTGCCAGTAGCGCCACCAGCAAGGTTTGTAGCCGTTGTTGCGGTTGTGGCAGTTGTTGCGGTGGCTGCGTTACCAGAAATTGAGCCAGAAATTGTGTTTGAAACCGTTAAATTAATTAATGTGCCAACCCCTGTAATGCCTGAATAATCACCGCTGATCCTTGCAGTATCGATAGTTCCGCTAGTAATTTGGCTGCCTGCAATGGCAATACTTGTATTGGTTGCGCTAGTAATCTGACCTTGGAGGTTAACCGCAATTGCTGGAACCGTAGAGGCCGAGCCATAAGTTGCAGCCGTTACACCAGTATTGGAGATATTAAAAGTATCGCCACCAGACAGGTTAAGGCCTGTGCCAGCAAAATATACTCCGCCGACTGAAAAGTTATTCCAAGTAATTGCGGTAACGCCTAAAGTGCCGCCTGGCTGAATAGGGCAATAATATGCTGCGCCTGCTTGTCCGCCGCTTTCTATAAAAACTAAAGCCGATACCAACTCATCCCATAGATTTGCATCGGGTGAGCGAGTCCATGCTCCAGCAGCTGCGTCATAAATACCATTTTCTGCTTGATTTGTTTGGTTTTTAACCAATACACGATCACCAGCAACAACCGAAACCGTGTCAATTGTTTGCGCACCAGACAGGGTAATGTTGGCCGTTGTACCCGCAACTACTGGTTGTTTCCACGAAATACCCAAAGCCAAAGAATCAACATACAGTTTGGTCGTTAAATCATTATTACCTACCGGTTGATTGGTTGAACTTGCGCTAGTAAACGCAGCCAATGCCGGAGTTGTAACCCCAATGGTTGTGCTATTAATCGTGCTATTGGTAATGTTTACCCCATCTAGATTGGGGTTTGTAGGGGCAAAAAACGGCGTTCCAGCAGGTCCAATTAAGTTAATGCACTCATACGGCGGTAAGGGCTCAAAAGTCCCTTGGACCGGCACTATATTGGTTGTTATAGTCTTTGCGGTGGAATTGGACATGGTAAATCCCTTATTCGTTAGCTACGAGCGTCAAATAGAGCGTGTTTGTTGTTGACGAAATAGCCTTAATAAAAAAGTTGGGTCTTGGGCAATCAATAATTATTGGCAAAAACATACTAGGAGCCAAAATAAATGAGCCGCTGCCACCTGTTGAGGCAATCGCTGGCGTAGCCATATTGGATGATGTTGTGCCAAAAGTAATCGCTGCGGTACCTGTTCCAGTATTTAGGATAGCCACGCGAAATGCAAGGGTTGGCGTATCTGGAATTAGTTGCAGAGCAGCTGACGCGGAACTAGTAAGGTCCAACCGATAAGTTGGGGAAAGAATCTTTAAAGAGTCCATGATTATCCTCGTAATAGAGATGTTTAAATTATCCTATGTTTTTAGGTTTTTACACCATAAAAACAAAAAAAAGGCCACCTCTTTTGGAGAATGGCCTTTTCAGGTCTCATGCGATATTAGGTCGCAATAAGGCCTTTGTTACGCAACGCAACCAAAATGCTATTAACAGCGGTAGCAATTTCTGTACCAGTAGCGCTATTACCAATGTTGGTAATTGCAGCTGCTTGGATAACAGGGGTTGAGCCATGAAAAGCCAATTTGTCTGCTGCGGCACCGGCGATTTGTATACCGTCTGTTGAATCACCGTTAAACAGAAAATTGGTTGTTTGGGTACTTGCTGGTCCTGGGTTTGCCATGATTAAGTTCCTTTCCTATTAAGCTGCAACGCGGCAGGCGAGTTCAGGGTAAAGCGGAGCCCAGCCGTATAAAACATCTAAACGGGTTGGGATGGAGTCGTTGTTAATGGTGTATTGACGCACCACACGAATCGACAAACCATTGTCCTTATCGCTTGCACGGCCTGCAAAATGTACGCCGTCTGGCAATTGGAGGTCAGCAGTAGCCAAAGTAAACGCATTGCGATGGAATACCAAGTTCTGTGGGCTAACTACACCGGTCTTATTGAATGGTGTAACGACCGCAGTTGACGAGGTAGACAATACGCTCACATTCTGGAACTGGCCAGCAGTAATAATCGCTGGGGAAACAGTTACAGATGCTGAACCGCCGGAAGTGATGGTAACAGCAGAAGTGACCACAAAGTTACGCAATACATTACCACCGTATGGCTGGCGGTTCTGTGGGTTGACTGCAAATACACCAGCAATCTGAATCGTATCGCCAACATTTAAAGTGGCGTTAGCGGTTGCAGCTGCAATGGTAATAGTCGATGTCTGAGCCCAGCCAGTTGTCAATGAACCAGTAAAGGTTGATGTGTTAGTGGCTAAAGTTGCAGTTGAGTAAGAACCATAAGTATGTGACACGATGTTTTGGTCCATATACCAGTTCATACCGATTGTGTCGCGACCCATCATTCCCTTTTCGTACTGACCAGAGATAGTGCCTTGTGGGTTAAAGAGACCTTTTAAAGAGCCAACAATCGAGGCACCTGTAAAGGGATCAACTACGCAAGAACGCTTGCCATCGCGGGGCGCGCCTTCGCCATCCAGGTAAGCCTGGGCGGTTAGGAATGTTGCGATGTCAGATGGAACTACACCAGCCGTACCAACGGTATTAGCGGTGTTGTCTACTGCCATTGTGGTGCCGTCAAAGTCAATCTTGTTGGCGATAGCAGCAATAGCTGGCTTCAATACACGGTCAGAGAACATATCTAACGATAAGGTCAAATCTTGTGTTGTGAACTGTGTATCCACATGGAATTGAGTGCTGAGGGTTACAGGGGATGAGGTCTCGTTGAAGTCCTCGACATTTAAAGCCGGTCCGGTGGTACCAATGAAACGGCCAGGACGGCGTACATTGACTGTGTTACCAATCTTTGCACCGATGACCGCAAATTGGTCATCATAGTTACGGTCTACACGACCAGTAAAGGTCAAACTGTTTTCCAAGACCATCAACGCCTCGTTGGTGATCATGGAGATGGTTAGCAAGTTATTTGCCATGATAATTCTCCAAATTAATTTTAAAGTTATCCGTCATCTAATCTTCCCAGAGGCCCTTGCAGCTTTCCATTGCTGGTAGGTACCATGAAACTTACGGTCGGAATCCAAAGCAATATCGCTAGGATTACCACCGGCTTTCAAAGGGTTAATCGGTGCCGGAGCATTTGACTTCTTCGCAACAGGTTCTTTTACGCTCGGTTTAGTTGGCTCTGATTTCTCAAATTTAGCCTCTAAACGCCCGATGGCACGGAGTTGTGAAGTGATGGATTTATCCGCCAATTCACGAGCGAACTCTGGATTTTCGGCTAAGTAATATAGGATTTGTGGGCCTACATCACTCTCAATAATTGCATCAGTGACCGGTTGTGATACCGAGACATCGCTTGACGCAATCATTTCCTCATAATCCGGCAAATCTTGCTTTGCATTGTCTAACCGCTCTTGGAACTTCTGCCGCATCCGCGACTGTTCTTCTTCGGCTTTACGAGCAAGTTCTGCTTGATCCCGCTCCCGCATCTTTCGATCAGTAGTCCACTCGGCCAGAGCCTCAGCATACTCTAGGGCATCATTAAATTGCGATGGGTCTGGTTTAGGGTCTGGTTCTTCCGATTTTGGTGGATTAACCTTGGCTTCCATGTCCCTCAATCGCGCTTCAAGAGCCTCACGAGCCGTACGCTCACGATCCGCTTCTTGGCGGGCCGCTTCGCGCTGCTTGGTCAGTTCCGAAAACCGCTTTTCAAGTTTCGGGTTGTGCTTCTTTTCACCTGCAGCAGCCTCTGTTTCTGCCTCTGGTTCACTCCGCTCTTGCTCAACAACCGGCTCCGCTTCTGCGGCCTCAGTTGGAGTTTCCTGAGTGGCTAAACCAAGTTTTTGTGCATTAAACTCAGCTAAATTCTCATTTGTTACCAGGTTCGCAGCTTGTTTCCTTACTGGTTCCTGTACTACTTCTGCATCGGACATGGATTAACTCCAAGAATAAACCCGATGAACCCATCGGTAGGTTAAATCTATTAGAAACTGTTTTTCGATAGTTGTCAACGAGGTCCCATTGGTACGCCAGGGATTGCAGGTTGTTCTAACGGCTGCATCTCTTGTGCTGCGAACTGCGCTGCCATTTGATCATCTATTCCAGGGTTTACCATTGGCTCTTGGGCTATCGCCATCTCTTGTTGCAAGAATGGTGACTCATTCATATTGACTTCGCTCTCAGCAAACGAGGCAACTTGGCCTTGTTCCGCATCTCTGCGGGACATTTCTTGCTGTAGGGCGCGAGAATCCATGCCCTTTAGTAATAGTTTGGTAATAGCATCTAATTCGGTTCGGTTTTGGTCGGTTACTGCTTTCATGTTGGTCTGGTTAACCTTTGCCTCATTGATGGTCTCGGTGTTGTACGCCCTAGAGGTAACATCCATAAGTTTGCGCTTGGTCTGGCCTTCTTCTTTCATACGCTGCACATCGGTCTGGTGCTGCAGATTCAAGGTTAGGGCTGCAATCTGTTGCTGCAGGTCGGCAACCATCTTTTGGCTGGCCATTAATTGCATTTGGACCTGTGGCGGTATATCGG